TGTACGCTTACACGAAGATGCCGCAGCCGCCGGCGCCGAGCAACCCCGACGAGGCCGCGCGCTGGGAGCACACCCGGCATCGCCGTGCGCTGATGGAGGGACGCTGGCAGCGTCTGCTCGAGGACCGTCTCCAGATGCAGCTCGGCAGCACGCGCCGTCAGGCGTGGGGCATCCCAGACGTAAGCAGCAACCCGTTCAAGGTCGTGGCGACCGAGCTGGCCACGCTCTACGATGCCCCCCCGGACGTTTCCCACAACACGGCCGGCGGCGCAGTCGATGCACTCTGCGGCTCGAACGGACTGATCGCGCGCGCCGGGCTGTGGCCGCAGATGTCCCGATTTCAGTCGATGGTGATTGCGCTTCGCGAGATGTGGATGCGGATCGATGTCGAGGACGATCGACTGACCTACCGGCCGGTATCGCCGGACATGACGATCGCCGAGGCCGACCCGAGCCGGCCTACCGTCCCCCTGGCTTACGCCGAGATCCGACTGCGGCACTTCCGCGGCGAGGCGGTGTGGCTGTGGGACGTGCTCGACATCCGCGACCCGGCGAACCCTTCGTACACGGTGCGTGTGGCGAAGGACGGCGGCATGGGCGAGGACGTTACCCTCGAGGTGCTTGGCGCCACCTACTCGGGCGAGGCGTACCCGTACCGTCGTGCGGACGGCACCCCGATCCTTCCGGTCGTGCTCTACCACGCGAGCCTCTACGGGGACCGACTGTTCGACGCCTTTAACGGCATCGAGCTCTATGAAGGCTCCCTCAACCTCGCGGTGTACTACAGCTTCCTCGCGCACACGCTTCGTGATGCATCGTTCCCGCAGCGATGGGCTATCGGCGTGCGGGTGGCTGGTTCCGACATGGTGGACGGCGGCACGCGCGGGCAGCGCGTCGAGGTCGTGACCGACCCGACGACGATCCTGATGCTGGACGCTGCTATGGAGCAGCAGCCACAGGTCGGACAGTTCAACGCGTCGGCCGACGTGGAGAAGCTCGAAGGGACGATCGCCGCCATCGCTCATCGCCTCGCCACCGACGCGGGCCTCTCGCCGAGCGAGATCCAGCGCACGAGCGGGAGCGCGAAGAGCGGTTACGCCATCAGTCTTTCCTCCGAGGGTAAGCGGACGGCGCAGAGGAAGTACATCCTTCAGCAGCGCGACGCTGACGAACGCCTCGTCGCGATCTCGGCAGCGTTGTACAACAGGGCCACTGGGTCGCAGTTCCCGGAGGGCGGGTATTCTGTAATGTACAGGGAGATACCCTTGTCGCCCGAGGAGATGCAGAGCAGGCGGGCACACGCATTGGAGATGATGGAAGCCGGCCTCATGGACAAGGTCGAGGCGCTCCGGCTCTTCGGCAGCATGACCCACGAGGACGCCGTCGCGCGCCTTGAGCAGATCACGCTCGCGAAGGCGGCAGAGGCGCGCATGCTGGAGAGCGCGCCGCCGGCCGTTGAAGAAGGAGAAACAGGAGGACGGCCGGCGACGGCCGCACCCGATGTATCCCCTGCACACGCCGAGGCGATGGACGAAGTGGCCGAGGAACTCGACGCAGCCGAAGAGGCCCTCGCCGCTCTCGATTTGGACGAGGCGAATGCTGCCGTCGTCGCGGCAGTCATCGAGAGCCTCCGCGAGGCCCGCGGCTACCTCGGGCTCGGGCCGAAGGTCGAGGCAGAGGTCGAGATCCACGACGAGGCCACCTGATGCCATTCATCTCGGAACGTCAGCGCGACTATCTGAAGCGCGAGCACCCCGAGGTGTACCGGCGCTTCTTGCGCGATGAACGATCGATGGGGTTCGAACTCCGCGCCCCCGTCGAGGTCGCTGCCGTCGCGAAGCGTGGGCTTGAGAACCGGCGCAAGTACGGCCGAGGCGGGACGCTCGTCGGTGCGCGTCGTGCGTCTCAACTGGCGAGCCGCGACGTGGTGAGCATCGACACGATCAAGCGCATGGTCGCCTATTTCGAGCGTCACGAGGTGGACCTCGAGGCGCCAGCCGCTCGCCCAGGGCACCCGCAGTATCCGAGCGCCGGGCGCATCGCGTGGGATCTCTGGGGAGGCGCCCCCGGCCGTGCATGGGCGAAGCGTCAACTAGCAGTCTGGGAGCGCGTGCAAGCCGCACGCGAGGAGGAAGAATGACCGAGGAAGGAACGACGACCACGACCACGAACACGACCGAGGCTGGCGACAATGGAGCCGGCGCACGCATCCGGCAGCTCGTCGCTCGCGTGAAGGAGCTCGAGGGGCGCGTCAGCGAGCTCACTCCGCTCGCCGAGAGCGCCGAGAAGTACCGGGCGCAGATCGAGGAGGTCAAGGCCGCGAGCAAGGCAGAGCGTGAGGCGCTCCGAACCGAGCGTGAGATCGCCGCGGCTGGCATCACCGACGCCGAGGGCATCGACTACGTGCAACATGCCTACAGCCGACTCCCCAGCGAGGGCCGTCCCCCGCTCGCGGAGTGGCTCGGCAACAAGGACGCGCTCCCGAAGGCAGTGCGTGCCTACCTGCCCGAGGCCGCACCTGCTGCGCCCGCAGCCCCGGCGGCTCCCGTTACGACGGCGATGCCGAAGGTCAACGCCGGCACGGTCACGCAGACGCCGCCGGCCACGACCGCGTGGACGCCCGAGAGCATCATGCGTCTCTCGCCGGCAGAGTTCAAGGCGAACGCCGCAGCGATCAAGGCGGCGCTCTCGGCCCCTTGACATTCTGTCACGCGTAGGCATACCCTAGCCGTGGGGACACTCCCCACGCGCTCGGGGCAAGCTCCCGTAAAAAGCGACAGGCGCGGCAACCTCGAACCTATCCAGGAGGCCACTATGGCCAACATCGATTTTGCCGCTCTCGACGGCAACGCCCGCGTCGCTGCGGTTCTCTACCAGTCCATCGTGATGAAGCTCGCCGACACCGGCAGCCTTCGCAACGCGCCCTGCTTCCTCAACGTGGGCAGCGTGAACGGCACGGGCTCCGACTCCATCCAGGTGCCTGTGGTCGGCCTCAACGGCACCGACATTATGAGCGCCCCCGGCGACGGTGTGAGCGTCAGCAACACCTCGATCACGAACTCGTCCGCTACGGTCGTTGTCGCGCGTCAGGCCCTCCGCTACGACCTGACGGACCTCGCCCGCGTGACCAACTCGGTCCCCGGCGGCGTGGACCTCGACGGCCTGAGCAACGCTATGGTCGCGGCCTTCAACGGCCGTTTCAACCAGCTCGCGTGCGCGCTGTCCTCGGGCTTCTCGACGCAGGTCGGCAGCACGGGCGTGGACCTCACCACTGACACCTTTTACAGCGCTATCTTCGCGCTGCAGGTCCAGAGTGTCATGGGCGAGTACGATGTCGTGCTTCATCCCCAACAGTACAATGACCTGATGTCGAGCCTCCGCGCGGAGACGGGGCCGGGTCAGTACCTCCCCGCCAACCAGGAGCAGACAAACGCGCTGGGCACGAGCTACCGTGGAAAGCTGTTCGGCGTCAACGTCCACCTGTCCTCGTATGTGCCGTCTGTAGGCGGCGTGGACTACCGGGGGATGATGCTCGGCAACGGCGCCATCGCCTACGCCCTCGGCACCCCGGCGCCCATCGCGGCGGCTGGTGGCGTCATCATCCCGGCCGGCGCCCCCGTGGCGGTCGAGTGGGAGCGTGACGCGGCCTCGGGTCTGACCAAGGTCGTCGGCAGCGCCTTCCTCGGCGTCGCGGAGCTCCAGGACCTCAAGGGCGTCGGCATCCTGTCCGACCTGTGATGGTCTGCTAGGCTCTGCCTAGCGCCGAGGCGTGTCCGTGCTTATGGTACGGGCACGCCTTCGTGCGTAAGGAGAAACAGATGGCAGCGAAATTCGGAACGGCTGACGGCGGTAACTTCGCGGCGCAGCCCGCGTCTCGTCCGCAGGGGATGGCTACCCTGCTCAACCTGCCGACCAACGCGGCGTGGTGGTACACGCATCACCCGGGACACTGGCAGTGCGTGGACGGAGAGTGGCTTCCCGACCTCGGGCAGATGCTGGCTATCCCCGGGCTCAACCGGGTGGACAAGAACGGCGACACGGCCCTCGCTGAGGTCCACCTCGGCAAGAAGGGCGTGACCATCATCCCCTGGGAGATCGAGCCGGGTGGCTACTGCATCCAGTACGCGGGTGCGAACGGTCCCGTGTTCCTCAGCAAGTGGGA